AAGTCAACACGCCCTGGAGGGCAAGACGATGAGCCAAATATCCATCGTTGGTTATGAAAGTGAATGCAACTGCGAGCACTGCGGACGCGCCCTGAAGCACGGCATTCGCTTGAGCGATGGCCGCCTGGTCGGAGCCACCTGCTTCGACAAGAAGCTGACCCTGCCGCGCACCTATCACGGCAAGTCCTTCCGCTTTGGCGCCGAGCACATCGTGAAGATCGCGAAGGTCGTGCAGTTCTACTCGCCGTCCAACTGGACGCGGTTCGGTGTGTCTGCGTCATCTACGACGTTCGAGGAGGCTCCATGCAATCACTAGCAGAAATTCAGCAGCGCATTGAAAAAACGAAGTTGTTAACCGAAGCAATCCACAGGTGGAACTCAATGAGCGAGCAATTTGCAGACCTGCAGAAACAGATTGATGAGATCCGTTTCCGCAGGGAGGGACTGAGACATCAGATGGCTGAGCACCACACGCGTCTTGATGGGCTCCAGAAAGAATTGCGGCCATCCGGACCTGAGATCGTTTGGCACGAAATTCTTTACGGCACCAAACCATGAACAACGCCCCCTCCCGCAGGGGCATTCACTTGGAGTCATGAAGGGAGCGGTCTGCACAGCAACGCGGCGACGGTTGCACCGCTGTGAGGACGAGTAGCTCAGCTAGGTAGAGCGCGATCGCGACGAGGTCGCAGGTTCGAATCCCGCCTTGACCGCCAGACCACTCCCCCATACAGCCAATCACAAGCCCCCGGGCAAGAGAGGAATCCATGCCAGACCTTGGCGAGTTCGCAGCAATGTGGGGAATTCTGCTTCTGACGATGTTTTTGCCGATCCGTTTGAAGCGTCGCCCTATTTAACCGCAAGACGCCTGACAGGCAGGAGAACAGAATGAGCAAGCTATCACCCCATGAGCTGGGAATCTTGTACTTCAACTTCATCGAATACCGGGATAAGGCATGCAATGGGATGGCGAAAATGAGCATCGCAAAGTTCTTCGCTATCTATGGCCTTAATCGGTTCAAGGAGTGATGCGAATGGCAAATAAACACACTCCAGGGCCTTGGAAGGTTGGAACTCCAGGCCCTAATGGCTGCTACACAGTTGGCACTCAGGGCGGCCTGATGACGGCAATGATCGCGCATAGCATCTGCGAGCCGGATCAGATCGAAACTGCAAATGCCAACGCCCGCCTGATAGCGGCAAGTCCCGATCTTCTGGCGGCCTGCCAAGCCTTCTCTCGCTTATACGGTCGCTTGTGGGACGTAACCGATCCAGTCGGATCCGGGTTCCTTTCTCCTGAGTCTGTGAAAGATTACGACGCAATCCACCGACTGATGACTGGGGCGATTCAGAAAGCCACCGCCTAACCGCGCCATGGCGCATACACACTGGAGGCAAGATATGGCAGCTGGTGACTACTACTCGTGCGACGTCTGCGGGGGGAAATGCTTCTACGACGCGAACCTGAACTACGAGTGGCCAGATAAGAACGGCAACGACTCGTGGGGCTACCACATCCCTGCTGACGAGATGATGCTCGGTACGAATTGCAAGCTCGACTACTGCGGCGACATCGCTGCTATCTGTCGGGACTGCCGGGCGACACACGAGATTGTTGTGCGAGAGAAGAGCAGCGCCTGACTTCCCCGGCAAGGACGCCACCCTTCAATGGGGATGCGCTACGGCGTGTTCGGCCAGACCAGAAATGGATGCTCGACAGCACGGGTAAAGAAGCAGCCGTAACCCGGCCATCCCCACCCTACCCCTCATTAGCCCGGCAAGTCCGGGCATTTTTTCGCCTGTATGACGACAGCGATTCGGAACGCTGCCGCATGCACGCGACCTAGAGGTCAGAGATATGAACGAAATGTACCTGAACGACGGGGACGCAACCTTCGTCGGAAGTTTCACAAAAGTCTGCTGGGACCGTGATAACGGCCAGCGTTACTCGTTCGGATTCAAGCCAAATCGCGGGAAAAAGTTCGTCGTGATGCTACTTGGCGAGGCGGACAAGACCGCCGACGACTTTGACCTTGAGGCTGCACTGAATCGCCTCGGCTTCTACCGGAGAGAGAAGTCATGAACGCCATCCGCAAGTTGCAAGAAGCGTATGACGCGAGACTGCCTGACGATGACGATGACGGCGACCGCGAGTATGTCACTGAGCAAGTCGGCAAGCTTCTGAACTGCGAGGACGGTGATTGCGTGCCGTTCCATGATCGGAAAGAAAGGCCCTTTATCGGCCCTGAGTTTACGGTCTACGGATTCGCCGGATTCGTCCCGGAGTGGCTTGCAGAGGTCGACAGCAAAGAGTGCCCGATGACTCAGCTACTCCTAGCCGTCCGCCGAGGCGACCTGGAACTGGCCCAACGCATCTGGTTCCGCGCATTCGAAGCAACGCTGATCGAGAACGCTGAACGAATGGTTAGGGAGAGACGAGTTTGACTGCTCCCCTCCCTGAAGGAAGGGGATTCCCAATTCACAGAGAACTGGACAGCGGTACTTGACCGATGCCGCTTACATTCTCTCCAAGGGCTAACACCGCCAGCCCGGCGGCTCTAATGTTGATCGCTGCGTTCACGTCGCGGTCATGTTCGGTGCCGCATTCCTGGCATGTCCAGCTACGGATATCCAAGGGTAAGCGCACAAGGGTATGGCCGCAGCAGGAACAGCGCTTCGAACTGGGATACCAGCGGTCGATGGCGACGACCTGTCGGCCAGCCCATTCACCTTTGTACTCCAATTGTCGCGCAAACTCTCCCCAGCCGACATCGGCAATGGATTTACTCAGTCTCGGATTGCGGATCATGTTCTTTACGGCTAGGGATTCGACGCAGACCACTTGGTTCTCGTTAATCAGTCTGCGGGACAGCTTGTGCAAGCGGTCCATGCGGCAGTCGGAGATTTTTGCGTGAATACGGGCCACTTTCAGCCGGGCCTTGGAGCGGTTCTTCGAGCCGAGCTTCTTCTTGCTAAGCCTACGCTGCGCCTTAGCTAGGCGAGCTGCGTATTTCGCGGTATGGCGGGGATTGCCGATCCGTTCGCCATCGCTGGTGACGAACAGGTCTTTCAGGCCCAGGTCGATACCGATCATCTTCGGCGTGACGGGCAGAGCCTCGAACTCGAACTCGCAGAGGCAAGACACATAGTAGCGGCCTGCGGAGTCCCTCGAAACGGTGACGGTGGAAGGCTCGCTCGGAAGCGGTCTGCTCCAGCGTATATCAAGAGGAGTCCTGGACTTGGCCAGGTACAGCTTGCCGTCCCGGTAGCTGAACGCCGACCGGGTGAACTCAGCGGACTGCCGATGCTTCTTGCTTTTGTACGCAGGGTACTTCGTGCGGCCTGAAAAGAAGTTTTTGAAGGCGGACTGCTGGTGGCGAAGGCACTGCTGCAAGGGGACGCAGGAGACCTCGTTCAGCCACGGAAACTCGCCGGAGCGCTTGAGCCTGGTGAGTGCCGCGTTGGCCTCCAGATACCCGACCTTCTCCTGCCGCTGGAAGAACGCATCGGTTCGCCAGCGTAGGACATAGTTGTAGACGAAGCGCGTACAGCCGAACGTCTGAGCTAGCAATTGCGCCTGCTCAGAAGTCGGATAGAAACGGTATTTGTACGCACGGTTAGCCATGCGTCACATTTTACCATCGTTAATGTAAAGGTAGTCACGACGAAACGGAGGAGGCGGGAACAGGGGCGCTCTGCGAGCGCCGTGCTATCCCTACCCCGCACTAGAAGTACGGGGTTTCCCGCGAAAACTGATGAGCATTGACTGGAACACGGCACCGGAGGGTGCGACTCATTGGGAGCCAACAGGACCTGATTTCTATGAAGGATGGATGAAGAAAGAAGGGACTGACTGGTTTTATTGGAGCGAATCAGGACACAAATGGATAAACGGGATTTTGACCTGCGATGTGTCCGCAGATCGTGAGGCGACATTCGAGGCTAGACCGCAAGAGGCCTGGGACGGCCATGGCCTGCCGCCAACCGGCCTGCTGGTGGAATGGAAAGCCGGCTTGGATCACGAGTGGAGGCGCGTAACCGTGCTGGCCTACGCCAATGGCGATGCGTGGTTACAGCCCGAGGACGGCGACTCATTCATCGTCGGAAACCCGGCAAACTTCAGGCGCATCCGCACTCCCGAGCAGATCGCCGCCGAGGAGCGGGAGAAGGCGATTGAAGAAATGTGCTTCGCAGAAGAGACGCTAACCGTCAAGCAAGCCAAAGCACTCTACGACGCCGGCTATCGCCGCCAGGAGTCATCCACATGACCATCACCATCGACCTGACCAAGGCCGCCAAGACAACGTTCTTCGCGGCCTTTTTCTTGGGCAGCATCCTGGCCTTCGCAGTGGCGTTTGTTGAGGTGGCGGGGCTATGAAGCTGACGACGACCGCCTACTACAACGAAATCGACCCATATGCCGCTCAGTGGCTTCGAAACCTGATCGCCGCCGGCCACATAGCGCCTGGCGACGTCGACGAACGATCGATCGAGGATGTTCACCCAGATGACCTCAAGCACTACACACAATGCCACTTCTTCGCGGGAATCGGCGTCTGGTCGCTCGCCCTTCGCCGCGCCGGCTGGCCAGATGATCGACCTGTTTGGACCGGTTCCTGTCCTTGCCAACCTTTCTCCTCGGCAGGCGAAGGAGCTGGGCTTGATGACCCGCGTCATCTCTGGCCACATTTTGCCTGGCTCATCCGCCAGCGCCGCCCTGGAGAAGTCCTTGGTGAGCAGGTTGCAAGCAAGGACGCGGAGCCTTGGCTCGACCTTGTACAAGCTGACCTGGAAGCCATGGAATATGCCTTCGGGGCTATCGCGTTTCCGTCTGCGGGCATCGGTGCCCCGCACATCCGTGACCGCACGTATTGGGTGGCCAACGCCATGCGCCCGAGATTATTTCCCGGCTCACTCTCCGGAATATATCGCGGCGAAGAAAGCCCAGGGTCACGGGATGGCGAACCTGAACGACCTGGCGCAATTGGCGGGATGGCCAA